GAAGTAAAGATTGCCTGTTGTGTTGTCGCCAACAACGTGTTTTCCCATAAAGTAGATGTGACCCTGAGCAAGCGATCTTCCTGCTTGTAATCCATAGCCATATTGTCTTTCGTGCCAAACTAACTTACCTGTTTGTTGATAGCAAGTTAGATCAAATATTAAAGTCGTATCTATTCCTGGAACATCTAACTGGTAAAAGTTATGTCCCTGATACTGATAAGTTGTTGCTTCAGCTAATGCCAACTGATCTGAATTTGCTTTACCTAAGATCTGTTGTATTGCGTATGTGCTAACCGTTACTGGTGTGTATCCGTTTGCCATTTCAACACTTGAACCACCGCGTGGGTCTCTTGACAACCAAATAATAGTATTGTCAAGTTTCTGTATTGTTGCTGCTGAGTGGCAACCTGTTTCAACTAAGATACCAGATCTGCGTTGGAATATATCGTTTCCTGTTGCTCCACCACCATAGTCAAACCATAGCTCAGTCACGTTGTCGCAAAATATCCACAAATCTTCGTTGTTAGACATAATTCCGACTATATTGTTGGCATTTGTTTCTGCTGCGGCAAATCCAATAATATTTGTTGAATAAAGATCAGTCCAATAAAACTGGTTGCTGTCTTTCTTTGCGAATAGATTATATCCGTCCAAGTAAGTTGTTGAGATAGCTGGTAACCAACCTTCACCAACAATAATAACTTGAATTGAAAATCCTGAACCGCTTCCACCTAAATAGGTATTTGGAACTGTGATTGTATCTCCGCCGTTATAGCCAAGACCACCCAGGATAAGTTCGTAGTTTGTTACAATACCTCCTGAAACAGTAATATTAAGAACACAACCAATACCAACACCACCAGTTACTGGGACGCTATAATAAACTCCATCTACATAACCGGCACCGCCAACTAAGTTGCCCAGACCAATAATATTTCCACCACCACCACCAGATGTATCTTGAATCAGTAGAGTATCTGTCGCTGTTGTGTATGTATAAACATCACCAATATCTGGACAGACAATGAATAAAGTGCTATTATTATAACTGAACTGGCAAGTTTGGTTTCCAGCAATAGATCCGTGAGGAACCGCGGTCCAACCAGTTGACCCTGTTGTTCCTCTTAGTTCGTAAAGTTTGTTACCAAATACCCAATATGCTTCTGAAGTAGAAACAGCATACCCGCCTCTTGAAGGGCCATCTAACCCGGTTAGAAGGGCAGTTAATCCTGGAGAAGGAGCCAGTTGTGCCGGTTCGGCGTCTTTTCCTGACTGTGTTTCATCATATTCCACATAACGATTAACCAATCTCTGACAATCGTATTTGTAGTTCTTGAGATTATATGTTGGCCCGACGAAGTTTTTAAATCTTGTGCTTTGAGCTGCCATATTAAACCCTCAATGTATCCGATTGTATCATATATCTTCCGGCTTGACTTCCCATTGCTCCAGCGTCGAATCCCATTCTTTGTAGTTCTTGTCCGTTGTTTTCTTCCAATAGACGCTTGTATTGAACTGCTTGCTGAACTACAGTAAGTGGTGCTTCGATACCATTCTCAGCGGCGATTAAACGAGCTAAGTTAAAGCGTATTGCTCCTCTGTATGCTGGAGGCAACGAAACAGTGTCAGATAATAGAAAATTGCTATTCAAAAGATCAAAATAATGAACTATAACCTCACCAATTGACAGGTTTGGTATAGGCCACAAGTTAAGGGTAGCTAAGGGGAATCCTTGATCGTAATATCCATATTGTGACAGCTGACCAGTAATGCCTTTTGAAGTAACATTCCCCCAGTCGTTAGCCGAAAGTAAGTAAATAGGCAGATCAACAAACGGTGTCGTTGTTAGTTGTCTAAACCAAGCAGATTCTAATGCTGCTGGGCGTGTTGGTAAGTCAAAATCTCCACCAGGACCGAAAGTATAGGCTTGTTTTGTGCCGCTTACTGTGATGCTTTTAATAGCTACTGTATAAAGATTTAAGTTATCCGCATTCCACGCATCAATCATCTCTTGTAAAGTATAAAGTCCTGCCTGAGCCTGTGAGGGTGAGAGTGTTTCTCCTTCGCCTTTAACACCTGACAGAATATATGTGTTTGTGATTAGATCTAAGTAGGTTTGTGTCATTGTGTGTTTCCTTGATTATGTAGGTATTTAGCGAGGGATTATAGTCAAAGAAAAGCCCGGTTATATTGACAGATTTGAAGATTTGTGTTATGCTATATTTTTACTATAGAAAGAATAAGATGAAAGATATACCTGGTTATGAAGGACTTTATGCTATTACCGAAGATGGTCGTGTATGGAGTTATCCAAGACAAGTAGTTAGACAAGCGACAGCAACAAGACGAGAAGTTGTTATACAGAAACCCGGTTCCTGGAAGAAACATTCTTCAGTTAGCGGATACCCACAAACAGTTTTATGGAAAGAAAATAAACAAAAAGGTTTTCTTGTTCATAGACTAGTGGCTGCGGTTTACATTGATAATCCCAATAATAAACCCTATGTTTGTCATAAGGATGATAATCCATCCAACCCACATAAAGATAATCTTTATTGGGGAGATCAGTTTGATAATATGGATGATATGATAAAACGCGGTCGTGCAAGAAATCAAGCAGGTCCGTGGGTAAGAAATCCTAGATAACAAAAAGCCCGGTTTCCCGGGCTTTTCTTTACTTCTTGTTTCTTTACTAACTTAGCCTTGCACACGACAAGCCAAAGTAGGACGAACAAGTTTCCATCCGTAGAGAACATCCGCACGGTGATAAACCACGTCTAACTGTGGATCATACTGTTTAGCAAAACGAATACTTACGCCGGTTTCAGGATCTTTAGCGATGTAAGCTTCAGCTCCTGGCAAATCTGTTGGTAGATCACAGAATGCAACCATATAAGCATCTTTGTGCCATACGAGGTTCACGTCGGTTGTAACATTTGCAGCACCGATGAATGTAACAGTAGCTCCATCAGCAGCAGAAGCCGAAACTGTCTCATTAGGAGCAGTAACATTGATTGCTGGTAAAACTGAAAGTGCGATGTTACCTGCAACAGCAGTAGCGTCGGCTTGAACTGTGAACACTTGCAACTTGTTAGTTGCTGTACGAGCTATTGGGTTGATGCTGTAAACACCAGCAATAACGAATTGGTCGCCTTGTGTAGCAGTTGTAGTAACTGAACCGTTTGTTAAAGTAATGCTTGTGCCAGTAACAGGTGAACCACCACCGTTAACTGTCCAACCTGTAGCTGAACGAGTACCAGTTGTGAATGTTGGCAAGTTCTGAGTCATAACCCACTCAAGACCAGCAGCAAGACCCATCAAACCGCGTTTGTATTGATCAGCAATTTCAGTAGCTGATTGGAACAAACTCTTTAAGCCGTCAACAACAGCAGCTGAAGCAGATGGTGTAAGAGCAACATAACGATCGCCGTCACGTGGAGCAGCTTGTGTATCTAATACAGCACCAGCATCCAAGAATGGACGAAGTGTTGATACGTCAGCACCTGTGAAAGCAGCAGGAACGCCAGCAGTGTAAACACCTGGAGTTACTAAGCTAGCACCTTGGTAGAACAATTTGAAGCCGTCAGCGTCAATATCTGAAGCCAATTGTGCCATTTGTGGTTTAAGGACACGATCACCAAACAAATCGATCTTTAACTTTAGATCTTCTGTTGAGAAGTCAACAGCGATGTGACGCTGTAGCACTTGCAACGAAGTATTCGTTTCAGTTGTGTTGTTTAGGTAAATTGCTGTTTGAAGAGCAGATTTGTAACGAACTGGAATACGAATATTCACAGTGTCGCCGTTCTTGTAGCCGACTTTACCGAACATTGAGTCGATAGTCTGAGCAGCACGTGGAACTAGAACGAATTGGTTGCGTAGAACTAACAAAGCTTCGTTCGTGATAGCTAAGTTGGTTAATAGTGTATTTGAAGCGGCCATAATAGGCTCCTTATAAAAAATAAGATTACTAAGGTCGCTTCAGAGTTTTCTGAAAGAACTAACCCGTTATCTTGTCTTTTGTGAGGATTTTCTAAACTTCATGTATTCTTCAAAGTTGCCTGTAGCTAACACATCGTCCATAGACTTTGTTGTTGTTTTCAAGCCACCTTTCAGTTTTGGTGGAGTTTTCAGATCATCCTTCACAGCCGTCACTTTATTCTTAGATTTAGCTGATTCAATTCTAGTTTCAAGCTTTGTGAGAATCTTAACCTGGTTAATCGAGTTTGCCTTTGCAAACTTCTCCGCAAGTTCGTCATCTTGTAAAAGTTGATAAAGCACTGCTGGTCCGTATTCGCTGTCAGTTAAGAATGTTCTTGCTGATTCGTGTGATGGGCTTGTAAGATTTACATCTACTAACGCATCTACATGTACTACAGCATCATAATCTTCAATTTCAGTTTTTACTTCTTTTTCGCGGCTATTCCAGGTTTCTGTAGTCTTTTCAGCTACTTCACGAAGTTTAGCAACTTGCGCTTCTTTACTTCTTTCAAAATCACGTTTGTCTTCTCTCCAATCTACAAATGCTTCAATATATTCCGCATTATCAGCAAACTGGTGGGCTTCTGGTTTAGGTTGAGTAAACTCAGTATCTAAACCAACTGATTGGCCTTGAGTTGGAACTTGTTTGCGTAACTCCTCAAGTTCTCTACGAGCGATATCACGCTGTTCAATAACTTGTTTCACACGCTCGTTAAAGTTCTTCTTACTCTTTAATGGCTTGTCATCTTCATCTTTTAATTCTTCGTTTTCGGAATCATTTTCTGCTGCCGAGGCATCTTCGGTTACGGCATTTCCTTCTGATTCGTCTTCAATTGCCTCTGTTTCTACTTCATCAACGGCTACATCTTCTGAGGTAATAACATCTTCAACTGTATTTTGTTCTGTATTTTCATTTTCCATGTTCGTATGGTCCCCGAGGTTATCAGTGTCTATTAGCGGGCAAGGACGCTTACTTCTATTTATATAATCTATTTATATAATCTATTTATACAAACTAAATCGAAATGTTATTTCTTTTTAGCTTTTCCGGCTTTAGCCATTTTTTCCATCTTCTTTTCGCCGTATTTCTTAATGCCAGCTGCGGCTGCTACTGCAGCTGGATTAGAAGCACCTGATTTTGCGGCTGCTTTTTCAACAGCGGCAAATCTCTTTCCTGAACCTAATTTTGCTTTTGCCATTTTATTTTCCTTTCTTTTTATTTATGTTGACCAGGCGTTTCTGA